AAACCCCAAACCCAACTCGCTGCCATATGGCGGCTATCCCGGCTCCGCCAAGGTGTCCTGATGCTTGAATCTGAATGCCTGGGCTATGCCGCTTCATCCAGCGATGAGGTATGCGGGCTGATAATCGACGGGGCGCGGCTGTGGCGCTGCCGCAATGTGCATCCAGTTCCGACGCGCAACTTCCGGATTGCCGACAGGGACTGGCTTGAAGCAGAAGCGGCGGGAGAAATCACCGCCGTTTTTCATTCTCACCCTGAGCCAAAACTTGTTCTGTCCGGCGCTGACCGTACCGCGCAGCTGGCAACCGGGATTGACTGGTGGCTGTCCAGCACCGGAACGTTGCGTAAATTTCGTCCGGTTCCGCATTTACTTGGACGCCGGTTCGTCCATGGCGAGACGGACTGCTACACGCTGTTTCGCGATGCCTATCACCTCAGCGGTATCGACTTACCCGACTTCGAACGAACCAGCGGTTGGTGGTTGCGCGGTGAAAATCTCTACCTGAAAAACATCGCGGCCAACGGTTTCCATGAGGTTGGCTTCGACTCCATTCAGCCAGGCGACGTGATCATCCGGCGCGCTTTCCCTGAGAGTGACCCATGCCACGCAATGGTCTGGCTGGGCGACAACACCATTCTGCACCATGAAGTACACGGCAGGCTCAGCCGCCGCGAACCGCTGCGCCAGATTCACGTCCCTCTCATTCACTCCATCTGGAGACACGAACAATGCTCACTTTTGGATTTGCGGGGAATTTACGACGACATTTCCGCCAGATCACAATGAACGTCGACACGCCGGCGCAAGGACTTCGCCTACTGCTGGCACAGTGTCCAGCATTCAAACGCGATTTCTACAACACTCGGATCCGCATGCGCATCGACGGCAGCGACGTCTGCGGTGACAACCTCGAGTTTCACATGAATCGCCACGTTAAAGACGGTTCGCGCGTGCTGATTGTGCCAGTTGTTGAGGGTTCAATCACGGCTGTGGCCGCAACGTGGATTATGGTCGCAATAACCGTCGCATCGGTGGCTTATTCGCTATACATGACCTCGCATATGAAGACGAGCACGTCTGCTGATCAGGACTCAAATTCCATCACAAATAACTCATTTACCAGCGCGGAAAACCGCATTGGGCAGGGGAGACCGGTGCCTCTGCTACTCGGTGAAATGGTGGTGGGTTCCAACGTTATCAGTCTTGGTATTGATACCACGAACAATCAGGACTGGGATATTTCAATCAGTTAAGGTGACAACATGAGCTCAGGCGGCGGCGGTGGCAGCACCCCGAAATTAATCGACGATAATCTAAAATCAAAACAATACCTCCGCGTTCTCGATCTCCTTTGTGAAGGCCCAATTTACGGACCGGTTGATCAAGCCCACCTTTCATCATTCCTGTTAAACAAAACGCCTGTTACCGATGCATCAGGCAACGCCAGTATTAATGGCGTCAGTGTAGCGTGGCGCCCGGGAACGGCAACACAAACGCCAATCAACGGCTTCAATGCAATTGAGGCGACCACCATTGTTAACACCGATGTGACGCAGGCAACTCCTCTGGTGCGAACTGTCACTGACACGGATGTCGACCGCGTTCGAATGAATATCGGCGTGACGAGCCTTGTTGAGCAGGACACCAAAGGAAACCAGCATGAAACGTCCGTGACAATGGTCATTGAAACACGTGTTGGTAATAATGCTTGGCAGAACCAGAAGACGGTAACAATCAGCGGCAAACAGTCTGGAGAGTATCTTGAGGCTCACCTTTTTGATGCGCCAGATACAAAGCCATTCGATATCCGCTTGCGCCGGGTGACAGCCGACAGCAGCAGCGACTTACTGAACAACGGCACAGTCTGGAATAGTTTCACAGAAATCACCGACGACAACCTTTCTTACCCATATGCGGCTGTTGTCGGTTGTGTGGTGGACCGCGATCAGTACACCGATACGCCAACGCGCACTTATCACCTGCGCGGCCTGATTGTCGACGTTCCAGATAACTACGATCCTATTGCTCGTACCTATACCGGCATCTGGACGGGTGGTTTTAAATCAGCATGGACTAATAACCCTGCGTGGATATTCCGCGCCCTGGTGAAAAATACCCGTTATGGGCTGGCGCGTCGCGCTGGTTACGTCGATGTGGATGACGGCAGCCTGTATGTGCTTTCACAATTCTGCGATCAACTTATCGATGATGGTTACGGTGGCAAAGAGCCTCGCTTCACTCTCAACGCTTACATAACCGAACAGAAGAGTGCCCGCGACCTGCTGGATGACATTGCGGGTATGTTCCGCGGTATTGCACTGTGGGATGGCTTGCGATTTTCAGTAATGTTGGATAACCCACAAGACCCGGTGGCTTCGATCACTAACGCAAACGTGGTCGATGGACTTTTCACTTACAGTTCAATGAAGCGCTCAGATCGCTTTAACGCTGTAATCGTTTCGTGGACTGATCCGAATAATGGCTGGTCACAGGTTAAAGAGTATGTTTCTGATGATGAGATGATTGACCGTTTCGATTATAACGAAACTACTCTTGAGGCCTTCGGCTGTACCTCGCGTGGTCAGGCATTTCGCACGGGTAAGTGGTTGCTTGAGACTGCAAAACGGGAAACCCAAAAAACCACATTCAAGATGGCTCGCGAGGCTATTCGTTTTATGCCGGGCGATATCGTCGAGGTGATGGATAACAACTATGCCGCAACCCGCCTTGGCGGTCGCATCATCTCTCATTCTGGCGCGATTATTACCGTAGATGCAGATGTTTCAGAACTGGTCAGCGGCGGTGATTCAATGTCCCTGATGGGGGCTGATGGAAAATTCTTTAAATATGAAATCGCCAGTGTAACCGGACGACTGATCACTCTCAAAAGTGCCCCAGCATGGGTGCGGGACGGTACTGTTTTTGTCATAACTACCGGGGAGGTGGTGCCGCGTCTGTTTCGCATCATGGGTATCTCAGAGGACGATAACAATTCGGTTTACAGCATTTCCGCAACGCTACATGATCCTAATAAGCAGGCCATTGTAGATGATGGAGCGGTATTTGATGTTCCGAACGATACGATGAATGGCTATCGTGTCCCGAACATCGAAAACCTGCGGATCATCAATACCAATACGGAAACCGTTCAGGTAACGGCAACATGGGAAACGGCTACCCTCACCAAAAAAATCGTGTTCGAATTGTACGTGTACAGCACTGACGGCAAGGTCGTAGCGCAGTACGAAACCGATCAGTTCCGCTATGAGTTCTACGGTCTGGGCGCTGGCAGCTACACGCTTGGCGCGCGCGGTCGCAACGAAAACGGCATGAAGGGTGCTGAGACTCAGGTTAGCTTGGTCATCGGTGCTCCGGGAGTACCATCTTCAGTGCAGTGGACACCGGGTATCTTCTCGGCGGATATCGTACCTGTGATGAGCGTTACTGCAACGACTGATACATCATTCGAGTTTTGGTACACAGGCGAGGTACCGGCCAGCAGCAACGGTGCAGTTGAAACTGAGGCTCAATTCCTCGGACGCGCATCGCAGTGGACGTTGCATGGCCTGAAGGCTGACACGACCTATTACATGTACGTTCGCACCAAGAATGCATTCGGCGTGTCCGCTTTCGTGGAGGCATCAGGCAAAGCATCGTCAGACATCCCCGGCATGCTGGATTACATCGATGAGGCGATCCGCAATTCCGAAGAGTTCAAAAACCTCACTTCGGAAATCGAAAGCGTTGAGGCCGAAGTAACCAATCTGAACACAGCTGTTGATCAGGCCAAACAGGACATTACGGATGTGCGGGCTGATCTCGACAAAAATACTGATGATGTTGCAGGGGCCAATGCGGCGATCACCGCAGAGCAACAGGCTCGAGTCGAAGGTGACAATGCACTGAGCGAGATTATCACTGATGTTAAAGCGACGACTGATAGCAACACTGGCAGGCTGACAAACGTAGAGAAGGCCGTCACTGACAACCAGAGCGCTACGGTACAGCGCCTTGATAGTCTTGATGCATCTACTGCCAGCAATGCAGTAAGCATCACTTCAGAGCAAAAGGCGCGCGCCGATGCTGATACGGCTCTCGGCCTGCGAGTCGATGCCGTTAAGGCAACAACTGACGGAAATACTGCATCTATCGGTACTTTGCAGACGGCGCAGACCACCACCGACCAGGCACTGGCCAACTTGACGCAAAGCACAGAGGCTTATTTTGATAGTTCGGCAATCGCGGATATCGAGAATAGTCTCGCGAACGACAGAAATGCTCAGTCTCAGCGCGCGGCAACGGGTAAATCGCTGGCGCGTATCACCACCACTGAAAAGGCGCAGGCTGATGCCAATGGAGCGTTTGCGGAATTCCAGCAGACAGTGCAGGTTCAATTCGATGATACCAGTGCAGCTGTACAGCAGACCGCTTCGGTTGTGGCAACATTAGACGGTAAGTTGTCTGCACAGTGGGGCGTTAAAGTTCAGACTGAGGTTAACGGTGTTGTGCGCATTGCCGGTATCCAGCTGGGCATTGATGGAGCTGGCGGGGCTTCAAACTTCCTTATATCGGCTGACACCTTCGCGGTTTATAACCCGACATCTGGCGGTCAGGAGTTGGTGTTTGCATCAATGAATGGACAGATGTTTATTCGCAGCGCGTTTATCCAGAATGCCTCCATCGGAAGAGGCAAGATAACAGATACACTTCAGTCAGATAACTACATACAAGGCCAGTCAGGTCTGCTCATCAATTTCAAGACCGGCCAGATTGAAAACTATGGCACGGGGAGCGGCGGCAAGATGAAAACCACCAACACAACGATCAGCGTTGCTGATGGCAATGGTGTGCTGCGCGTGCAGATCGGGGAACTGACGGGGGTATTCTGATTGGCGAACTTTGGTATTCAAACGTGGAGTGCTTCGGGAACCCCCAATAACACGGGGCTGGTCAGGATCCTGATACTGGGCTCTATTTATCTTTCAAAAGACCAGGTGTCAGGGGCATGGTCGTATGCTGTGCCCTCTGGTTATAAGGTGGCCGTGATGCAGTCTCCGGTCATGGGGGCTGCGCTTTCATCGGCCCGGCGAAAAATCACCACGACGACGACCGGCGTGTCCCTTTCAAACGCCGGATCCGATTATTCAACCGGGACGTTCACGGCGGCAGAAGGTTGGCTGATCGTCTACTTAGTGAAGCAATAACATGGCTAATTATGGGGCAATGTTGGTCGATGAGTTCGGGATACCGTTCTCTACGCCAGATACGACGCCGATGAGTCTGGTTTCAAAGAATGTGCACAACTTTGGCGGAAGCGGCGGCGTGATTAACTTAGCCGTATCTGTTTCCAGCCCCTTTGTTGTTGCCTTCAAATCTGACGTAGCCGGCGTATATGGACGGCTGGATAATAACGGTGGGGCATACACGCTTACGGTAGGAACATTGGCCGGTGGAGATGTTGGGAATGTTACCGTCTATATATTTGGCATCGTCATCCCTCAGCCGAAGCCAGCGTGGGGAATAGCGATCAATAACGCGCAGGGCCAGTGCATACTGACCAATGAAACCAAAGTGATGAATCCGCCCGTTGCAGTTGGGACGCCGGGTAACCCTGCTGATCTTGGATATAACATTGATACTATGCTCACCGGTAACTACGCGGTAATGCCGCAGATGACGGGGCTCATGGTCGGCGTCATTCATTCTGGAGGAGCAACCAGACCCTTTCAGTCGCCGATCCAGACGTATGCTTATTTCAACGGAGCAACCACCCGCGTTTCGTCTTCTCAAACAACCAGCCCGGGCGGTGATCAACTTGAAAATGTGGGGTATGCGAATTCTAACGATCTGATATACGTGATAGACGTATCTTCTTATTAATCAATAAATTGAATTCAACGATCGTTTTGAACGATCAATTTCACATAATTGATCTGTTTAACCAATTATCCCTCTCCAAACATCGTTGTTATCGTCCCGATATCCAGTATCGAAGGGACATAAAAATGACAAAGATTTTATTGATGATTGCATTGGCGGGAGTGCTTACGGGATGTTCAGGCGTGCTTGAGAAGCAGCAACCCGTTTGTAGCGGTACCGCGCTCATCGGTGGACAGGAAACGTCCGTGCAAATTTATGGCGTCCGTAAGGTAGCCAGTCAGACCCAATATAAAGCCGGAGACCCTTTTGGCTGGCGCTGGGTCAGCAGATCAAACTTCACATCGACAACGTGTGAAAAATAAATTACCCAACCCGCTTCGGCGGGTTTTTTATTATCTGGAGTAACGTAAAAATGGCTTGGTATAAAACAGGCACGGTTGCAGTAGCGGCAACAAAGGTTACCGGCACCGGTACAAACTTTTTGGATGCCAAGTTCGGCATCGGACCGGGGCAAGCCTTTCTGCTTCCGGCATCAGGTACCGTTAAAATCTATGAGATTGCCAGCGTCGAGGATGCCACCCACCTGACGCTAACTACATCTGCCGGAACAGTGGCCGCTGGCGCTGCTTATGCAGTGATGAGCTTTTATACGGACTCCGTGCCTGACTTTTCCAAGCGCCTGGCAGCTCAGCTGGGTTACTACCAGTCCCAGATGGATGGCTGGCAGCAGATCATGACCGGTACTGGCACAATCGCCATTGTCGCGCCGGATAATACCGTTGTGAACATTTCCAGCTTCTCTAAGCTGACATCAGATATAGCGAAAGCGTATGCAGATGGTGGGAATTTAGGGTCGACAATTTTCCCCAATAATCTCGGGAATACCGCAGATTTTAATATTTATTATCAGACGGCCAATGCTAACGCGATAATTGCGAACGGCTATCCAATAGGGAAAGCTGGCACATTATTTGTGACCAAATCAGCGTATGGTTGCCAGCAGATGTATATCACTTTTCAGGGTGAGGCCTTTGTTCGTGGACTCACGGGTAATTTCAATTCGGCTGCACCGAACTGGTCCGACTGGTGGCCCATTTTCACAGGCAAGAGCATCATTCCTGTGGCAAATGGCGGTACCGGCGCAGCTACTGTCGCTGCGGCTCCCTTCGCGCCCAAAGCATCACCAGCATTTTCCGGGAATGGGTCCATATCAGGAAATTTCACAGTCGGAGCACAAGTTTCAGCAGGTCCTGCGGGGTTTTATACTCAAGGACTAAACAACCCCGCTATACAGGGGGCATATATGGGGTGGAACGGTACGGGCATTGTTGGTGGCGCTGACTTTGTATGTAACCGTGGTCAGGGGAGTGGTGGTTTCCGCTTCCGTGTCGTGAATAGTAACAACACCGCCGTAATCACTGACTTCACAATGTTAGACAATGGGCAAGGCACTTCGTCCGCAGGATGGACCGCAGTGTCTGATATTGATGTAAAAATGCATGTCGAGGAGATAGACCCCGAGGAAGCTTTAACCGCGTTGACCTCATGGAGAACTTGTTCATGGGATTATTGCTCAGTGCCGAGTGAATATGACGAAGCCGGAAAAGTAATTTCGGTAACAAAGGGCGCTAAAGGTTTTGGTTTCATTGCGCAGGATGTCCAAAAAGATTGTCCTGATGCAGTCACATTGACTCAAAACCCACAGCTTTATATCGACGAGGAAGGTGAGCTCTTCGCGAAAGAGGACACGCTATCGCTCAACACACTTGGGGTATCAGCCGCATATTCTGGTGCCGCTATTAAAGCATTAAAGAAACGCAATGAAGACCAGGCAGAACTTATCTCAGCATTGCTGAAGCGTTTGGACACAGTCGAAACAAAACTCGGGATCAATGGCGAACCGGCCTCATAACTTTCTTTCCTTGTCGATCAGCGGCATAAAACATCCACCCGTTTCCTTACTTCGCAATCAAAAAACTTTATGCTTACACTGTATGTGTAAACAGTATTTTGTGGTGGTTACTATGGGCGGGAAGGATCCGAATTTTGATGTCGTGTATCTTGACGAGACGAGAGACTGGATAGAACCAGGCACATACGTTTTCTTCCAGCGCCTGAAAGAGCACGGTGGCGGTTACTGGTTAGGACAGGTTTACGACGGCTGGTTCGGGTTTGTGATCGAGGATCCGGTATCTCTCAGGTATGGCATGGAGGTGTTGCAGGCAATCGCGGGGCAACAGAAAGAAATCGAGCGGTTCGATGACAGCCTGGATAACTTCATGCTGAAGAGTGAGTGAAAAGTGAATGGGGCATGGATGGGGCAAAAAATTAACGCGAACTTACATTCTCTATCCTGCTTAGAATGTCTGCTCGCGTTAGTCGTCTGTGTTGTACCTGCTCTAACATGTTCTTCTATGTATTCAAAAGGTTAAGCCTCATATGATGAACATGTCGGTGTAGGGGAGAATCTGGCGGATAAAGCGGGTGCAGGGGGTGAGCAAAAAGTTTGCCCTGTTATCACCTCCATTGAACACAATGAAAATATTATTTTCTAACTGATTAATTTGTATTAATAACTGCTAATTATTTCTTCTTCCTATTTCACTTAATAAATAACATCAGAAACACATCCGTGTTTTACGCTTAAGGCGTACTTTTACCGTTGTTATTCGCATGAAAGCTTTTAATTAGCTTGTTAATCATCATGCGAGTTATTTCACCCGAATTTTTACAATCTGACACCATTGTTTTTAATTTGTATTGAGTTTGGTGTTCGGATATTTATTGTCCGGTAATTCTTATGAAGCCTGTAGATCCATGCGCAGGCAGGGGGAAATGATTAATAATCATTATCAGCATCCTTCGCGGCTGACCGGAGTATCAGCCAGATCAACAACCCGATGACCGCCAGAACGATGAGTACAATAAAAAGAATTTTCATCAGTACACCATGCTTAAATTTTCCGCCATGCTCTCTCAGATTGACATAAACTGACAATCTATTTCGGCGTGAAGTAAGCGTAATTATTGCTTCAAAACGTTACGTTATAAAAAGTTTAATTTAAGAGATGAAAAAGACAATGAAATTAACCCCGCCATGATTGAAAATGACCGGACGGGATGCCGCCCGGCGGGGTTGTGAATCACTCAATAATCGTTTCGGATATCATCTATTGATGAGCTGATAAAGAACCATGCCGCAATACCTGTGACCATCGCAATACTTAACATTATGTTCATGGCTCCAGTCCTTCACGTCAGTAGGGTGAGTTGCATCTTTACGGAGCATCTGATCGAATTGTTACAGGAAGTCAGTTATGGGGGAATTTTGGCCACTTTATTTACTTTCCTCCTGTTACTATTATCGACCTTAACGGGCAGTAACTTGAGGTTGCAGAGGGAATAAATCAGCGTTGTGAATGGGATAACCGGCGAGTTGTAACGGAGAACTGTAAGTTTCAGAAAAAATGTTACCGGTGTCACAAAATTGTCCTTTGCATGGGCAGGTTTATTTGCCAGAATCGCAAAAAAAAACGCTTCACCTGCATAAAGCACCTGCACAAAATGATAATCCGTCCCCCTCGTCACTGGTTCTTGCGTTTGTTCGCCTGGCATGGTTCTGTCCTGCCCAGTATTCTGTTCCGTCTGAGTCTCAATTTACTGATGTCACTTGCCGCCATTCTCACTCTTCCCTGGTATGAGACCCTTGGCGTGAAACTCACACTCGCGCCTTTCAGCCTGCTCGGTGTCTCTATTGCGATCTTCCTCGGCTTTCGTAACAGCGTCGCGTACGCACGTTATATTGAGGCGCGGCAATTATGGGGTGGTTTGCTGATTGCCTGCCGGACATTACAAAGTCAGGTGATGGCTGTGTGTCCGGGAGAGGCGCAGCGCGTGACTGCGTTGCTGCTGGCGTTCTGTTTCAGCCTCAAGCACCAGTTGCGTCACAGCGATCCGCGTCCGGATCTTCAGCGTTTGCTGGGTGACGATGCGGAAGATATTCTGTCGCGCCGTGCGCCGACAAATATGGTTCAGCTGCGGTTGTCACAATGGCTGGCTGAACGACGCCGCAGCGGTGAACTGTCGGATATTGTCTATACCCATATGGATTCCACGCTGTTACAGCTTTCACAAGTGGTCGGTGGGTGTGAACGCATCGTTAGCATGCCGATTCCGTTTGCGTACGGTCTGTTGCTGCACAGGACGGTATATCTGTTCTGTAGTTTGTTGCCGTTTGCACTGGTGGTGGATTTGCACTACATGACGTTGCTGGTGTCAGGTTTTATTTCTTATAGTTTTTTGTCGCTTGATACGCTGGCGGAAGAGCTGGAAATGCCTTTTGGTCTGGCCAATAACCACCTGCCTCTGGATGCCATGTGCACCAACGTAGAGATTAACCTGCGTGAGATGAACAACCAGACGCAACTGCCGGATACCCCGATGCCGGATCCGCGCTTCCGTCTGACGTAGAGGTGATCGTGCGCACAAATTGGCTAATTATTAATCAGTGCAATGGCAAAATTCTTAATGTTCATGAAGCTGTCATAATTTAGAAACAAAAGTGAAATAGGATGTAGGAGCTAAAACAATCCCTTCCGATATCACGAGGTCGTTATGTCAGTTATTCAGGCCAAATCATTGCACGAAGCTGAAGATCTGCTTAATTCCGGTATGGTGAAAAAAGTCGAGCTGGCTTTTAATATTAACAGTGATGAGTTTTTCAAACTTGCGCTGGAATGTGGTGACCGTGGTGCGAAAATTACCAAGGGTAAAAATTTCTTTATCATCACACTTAAAAAATGGGTTATTCCGTCGAATGACCAGACTGCAACAAAAAGCAACGTTCTGATGTAATTGCTTTTTGCATCTCCATAACCCTGTCATAAGACAGCGTTATGGAGGTATTTATTGCCGCTTCTGCCGTTTCCCGTGCGTTACCTCATCGCTTTCATCATATAAACACTCAGCGGATCCGGGGACAACGCATAGTCGCCAAACGCTTCTGTCCGGCAATAACCCAGTTTTTCATACAGCGTGATGGCTTTTTCCTGAAACACACCCGTTTCCAGAAACAGGTCTTTGTACCCCAACGCTTTCAGTTTCTTTTCCATTGCGGCAATCAGTAATGAGGCAATGCTCTGACCGCGATACAGCGGGCTCACGTAAACACGTTTCATTTCCGCGAGGCCGTGTTTTGTGATAAACAGACAGGCGCAACCGGCCCAGTCATCATCAACCCTCGCCATAAAACACGTGATCTCACCTTCATCAAGTTCAGTGATGTTAATTCCCTGAAACGATTCCGGTGGATAGAGCGGATATTGATAGGCATCCAGCTCAGCAATCAGTCGTGTCAGATGCGGATGAGTCGCATCGGTTTCAAAAATCTGGGCACTCACAGCGCAGGCTCTCAATGTAACAAAGTGGATTTATATTTTTAACTTAAATCCCCCCGAAAACAAGGGACTGGCAGGCAGAAGTGTGGCGGAAAACCGCCTTTGCGTAAGAAGAGTGTAAAATTTAATTATGTTCCTGATACGTCTGTCAGAGTTATCCGATTTTAAGTGCCTCCGCTTCATTTTATACATGTTCTTTATTTCTTTTATGTAACATTCATCCCGAGTGATTAATGTATGCGATGAAATAACCTGGAGTGATTAATGATTTGCGTGTTATCGCGCTGGGGGAAAGGAAGTATATTATAAGAGGTTGATTGAAAGGATAAAATTATGGCTGTCTATCCTGTTGGCGTTTTTGTCACGCTTACTTTTACACCAGGTTTATTTGAAATTGTCGCTGTTCTGGATGAGGTTAAACCAGTGCAATATCAGGTCATTAACGTTGAAACGGGCAATGTGATCAGGGTGAATGAACACTTTATCCGCGGCATCGTGAAGCCTTAGTGATTTGTATTAAATGACGATGAACTCAGGAGGCCGGGCAATACTGTTTGCCCGGCCTTTCGTTTTTAGTCCGGCATCAGGTTGTTAAAATCCTCTTCATACAGGCTGCGGCATTCTTCCATAAACTCCGGGTATCCCAGTTCTGAGGTCTGAACTTCACGGCCAAGTCGCTTTTCCAAATCTTCGTGAAACCACTCAAATTCGCCATGCAGGATGCCGGTAAATCCGGTCAGTATGATGCATTGCTGTGGCGTCAGTTTTTTCACAGGGGTTCCTCATGATTTTCGGGGGGCAAAAGACGGTTACGCCAGCTCTTGCGGGATATAAATGTTGAAAGAGAGAAGTGCTTCACGCCGGTATCCGGCAGGACGCGGCAATATATTCTATCCTCTAATTAATTCCACTGGAAAACAAGGAGTCACATATGGATCAGGATCTGTTTGAACAGGCACCGCTGCCGCTGCTTACCCGGTTTGAGATCGGTGACAGGGTCAAGTTGCTGACGTTTCCGGTAGGCGTACATCCGGCCAGCTATCAGCTTGATGTGGCGATCACCAGAATTCATGATGGTGAATTTGAAGGTGAAATTGTGCGCATTGCGCCACTTGGCCGTCTGGGGCATCACGAGGCGCATTTTACGGTGGGCGGGCATGTTGAATTTTTCGCCCGCAACATTCAGGGGATGGCGGCCTGAAAGTCAGGTGGCTCCTGAAAACAAAACCCCGCGTTAATGGCGGGGTTTATGGCTTTCAAAAAACAATTTTTACATCAGGGGTTTCACGTGCTTGGTGAGCGCCTGGGTGGTTAATTCGTCGGCTTTAATTTTCGAACAATTTCCACAATAGCCCACAAGATACCAGTTCCCGTCTGCGCCTTTTTCCGGATTAACTTTGTAGCGTTCGTTACGTTTACCGTAAAACTCGCGTTCCGCGTTCTGTGCTGCGTCTTCCCAAAAGCACAACGAAAACTGATGTTGTTTATCAACATGCCGTTGTCCGTTGCGGCTTCCGCCAACCAGTAAATAATGATATTCAGACATGCATCCTCCTTTTCCCAATACGGGCAATTATCCTGACAACAAGTGTAAAACTCGTTTCACCTGGAAAAGCTCATCCGAAAGACTGCAAAAACTTCAAAGGGCGTGCTGAAGACAACCCGTCGCACAATTCTTATTCCTCTAAAATTATAGAGCACGATCTTACTTGGGGATGGGAAAGCGGGAAAAATGTGACCATTATCACTTTTTATTTTTTACCGAGTGTGATGCGCCTCTTACAACAAATTCAGCTGTTGTGCGTTGTCCGGTGTGTCTGAGATTTTTTTGTTAGATTTTCGTTCTTTAGCGACCGGAGCAGGGCGCTGCATTTCCTGATGAAGCCAGTGCAAAATCACCGTCACGGCATAGTGCTGCTGTGCGGGTGTCATAGCCGTATGTGCGGGGATGTGATGCCACTTTTCCAGACAGCCGCGACAGCAGGTGGCCGTTGCGTGCTGGGCAATGAATACCGGGTGACCGCGCATCGGCGTCTGTTTTCCATCCTGCTCTGGCTCTGCCGGGGCAAGGCGCTTAGCAATGAAATCCGCCGCGTGCTGGCTGACCGTCTCCGGCCCTTTATCCTGGCAATACCGGTACTCTTTGGCACCGAGATGGAAACGCTGACGGAAAGGTGAAGCGGCCAGGCGCTTAAAAACATGATCGATGGAAAACATAATCTGGATGTCCGGGTCAATTCTAGGCGCAGAAATAGCGGCGTTAATCACATCATCAGTCGCCATCAGCGGCTGCCAGACCAT